GAGTATTGTTAATAGTAGCTTGAATACTTGCATTGGCTCCACCGCCTCCACTTAATGTAACAGTTAAATTTGCAATGTTAGTATATCCACTACCCGGATTGGTCATCACAATGGTAGATATAGCATTGCCATGTACGACTGCTGTGGCACTTGCACCTGTTCCGCCACCACCAGAAATATTAACAGTTGGTGTACCGGTATAACTATCACCGGGATTGGTGACTGCAATAGATACCGTGCCTGTAGCAAAAGTTACAATACTTGCAACCGCATTAGCTCCTGTACCTCCGCCTCCGGCAAAAGTAATAGATGGTGCCTGTGTATATCCTGACCCAGCTTCTGTAAGCGTTACTGATGTAACTGCGTTATTTGAAATAGTTGCAGCAGCAGTTGCTTGTATACCGTTAGCGTCATTAGGAGCAGAAATCACCACAGACGGTGCTGCAGTATATGCTGAACCACCGCTAATTAAAGCTATTTGTCCAACACTGCCTACAAAGATGGTGTTGTTCCCATCCCATACATAGTATCCCTTATTAGGGTCTATGATGAGCATATCTTGGTTTTTCCACTGACTAACTGCAATTCCAGCATTAGAAAATTTACCTGCATTACCAATTGTGACTAATTGTTTGCTTTGTAAATTAAATCCTTGAGCCGAACCATCGTCTTTAAATGCAACAACGTAATCATTTAGACCAATATTAACGGATGATAAATAAGTGACGTTAGCAGAAAAGACGACTGCATTACTTGCATTATCTGTAATTGCCGAGCGTTGACCGGTAATTTTAAGATTGGAGTAGCCAATTGGCATGGCATTTTCTAGCCATGAAAATTCTGTTTCTTGTATTGCTGTTCGGTTCGCTTTGGTATTAACAGTAGTGAACTGTTTAATGACCTGATACGATTTTTTCTGTTCAGGACTTTGTGCCATATTACAACACCGGCTGGTAAGGGTTTGGCATCCGTCTAGTAAATGTAGAGCTTAATGCAGCCTGTATTTGCTGGTTATATTGTTGTTTAAATATTTCCGACTCACCGTAACTTTGTTCTTTAAACTTTGCTTTATAACAAGCGTAATACGCAACCGGACTTGTATATGGGTCATTTAATTGATTGTCTACATCTGATAAATTAGTTAGTGCAGTAGGCAATATGACCGTATCCATTTCAAGTGTATAAATCTGGTCTGGAATAGGTGACAAATAAATCTGTTGTTGTCCATAAACGCTAAAGCATACAGGTTGACCAACATAGTTTTGCCAGTACCTTAACTCTGCATTAAATTGTGTCCAAGGTTTATACAGTAAAGGATACCGTGTATTACCCCAATAAATATTGACGTTAACAATATCTAGCGTATTAATACCTTGCGGTAGTGAGGCATACGGGATGATTTCTACTGGACCAGCATATTGTAAAGTAACTGTACCGTTAGTAAATGGTGTAGATGGTGGATACGTATTCTGTGCATACCCTGTATTACCCGGATAGGGTGGAGGAGTTGATGCAAACGTACCGCCAGTTACGACTGTGTACGTATAAATGTTATAAAACACTAAACTACCTGTTGTTGCTGTAGCACCACCTACCCATGCAATTGGTGCGTTAGCAGACGTTAACCCAGTAGGGTTAGATGGTGTTTGTGTAATCTGTAATGTTCGTGTACAACCCGTGTCTCTTGCAACCCGTTCTCTTGCAGAATTGATGTAATCCGTTAATTCTTGGACGCTATAAAATACAGCATTGGCATCATGCAAAAGCCTTTGACATTCTGTAACGTAACTCTGCAAAGTAGGTTGTGCCATATATTATCCATGTTAAGCAGGGCTAAGGACTTTTCCCCCCACCCTCTTGTTAGAAGGTAAGGGTACTCTTTCCACCACCGGGGGTATCGAATGGTTCTTTACTACTGGAGGAGTATTGCTAATCACAAACTTCTCCAATTTTTTTAATCCTTCCGGTATATCATTTAACGTCACAGCCCAACCAAACCTTGCAAGGTATTGTGACTTGTCTGTTGCATGATAACCAAATACATGAACTACTATTTCTTCCGGCACCTCTAGGGTTTTACCCGGCTCAAACACAAACGGTTTACCGTCCCAACTATCTGTTAGAACGGTATCCGAATTGTTTGTTACAAAGTATGTAGTCATTAGAAACTGACAACATCGCCATATACGGCAATCGTTACTGTGTTGTTGTTACCAGACGCAGTATTGACGTTGACATATAAAGCATTTGTATTAAATCCACTTACAACCGTATTGGCACTATAAGGTGATGCAATTGTTAAATCTTGATACAACCCGTTTGCAGTAATACTAACCGTTGTATTTGCTACAACCGCATTAGAAATATTACCGTCATTACTTGTTGTAATAGATACGTTTGCAGTAGACAAAGAACCAGATGGATTATTAAGCGTAATTCTACGAACAATCACCCCACCTGAACTTGCTGCTGATGCACCTTTAGTCATACCACCATTTAATAACGGAATAGTAACTACTGCGTTACCAGCCGTGTTAAGTTGAGTAGCAGTAACAACACCAATACGACCATTCCCGAAACTATCTAGGTAATACTGTGAGACTGAATCTGGATTAGCCATTTATTGCTCCTTATTGGTTGTAAGTGCCAGAAGCAGCTTGACCACCGTTAACAGTTAACAATGTGACGTTTGCAGCAGTAGAACTGTTGTTAAACCGAATGTTTACACCGTCAGAGAACAATGTACCACCTACACCAGCAGCAATGAATGTAGTCCATGTAGAACCATTATCAGGTGTTGCTTGTACGTTAATATTTGTTGACGGAATTAAAACATAGAGTCCAGCAGGTACTAATGCTGTTGTTGTGCCACCAACCGCTACTGTTGTTGTTTGTAAATAAGCACCGGGGGTATTACTACCGGCACCAGCTAATATGATTTTCTGTAAACTTAATGACATGGTTAATCTCCTTAAATGTTGAGTGAGTTATAGCCAGTCACCTTGGTCATAGATTTTGGTTTTGTGCTTACCAATTCGGCAATCATCAATACCGCACCTACATAACCAATCTGCCAGTTAGGAAGAGTAGACTCAAATCCTGTGAATACAAATGAACCTTGGTCATGGATATACAGACTGAGGTAGTTTGAATTCAAGAAGTACATTGTACCTTCTGGGCAATATGGGTCTGGATAAATTGGAACACCAGCAACCATTAACGCTCTGAAAGCAGCTTGAGGACCATTGGAGTCGCTATCAAATCCGTTACCCGGAGTAATGACGTACTGTTCTTGACCCACGTAATCTTGTGCTAAGAGTGTCCATGTACCAAATCCGCATACACCAAATGTCGGTACTTCTGCACCGTTTTTGACTGTACCAGAAATATACTGGAGTACGTTTTGCCGTGTTGGGTTGACGTTACCAGCAGCGTATTGCTTAGACTTCCACCATGTATAGGTATTACGGTTGATGTTACCGTAAGTTGCTGTACCAGTTCCATCATCCACCGCAGCGGGTAAACCAATAAATTGTTGTGTATTGGTTGTGTTGTTGTACAAAGCAGTTGCCATTGCATCCATCATCACGTTAGTCGCATCGTTCATACGAGCTTCAATGAGAGGGATAATTGCATGGTCTTGCTGTACAGCACCTTCCATACCGAGGAACGGTACAGGTGCAATCATCAATTTTAAGTTAAATTCAGCATTGTAAGCACCTTGTTGTACTGACGGCTGGTTAAAAGAACCAGAATAGTCAGACCACTGTGCATTTACAAACTGTGAACCCTGAACGGGTACGGTTACTTGGGACACACCACCGGTGGCTTGTTGACTATTTGCAATCAAAGCTGCCATCAGGGGAGTGCTGTTATAAAGCTGGACAACCAATTTAGGAATAAAAGCACGTCTTGTAACGTAAGTTAATTCCGTATATTGCGAGGTACCAGCTGCAGGTAAAATACCGCCACCTATAGCCATAATGCTCTCCTATAAAAATTCAACAAAATGCCTTGATGTTATCGCAGCTACCACCCCCGTGTACTACATCAGAACCCAATCGGTTTATTTTTCCTGAGTTCTGCTAATGCTTCGTGTGCAACATCTCTTGCCGTACCAACTGGGTTTTTAGAAAAACGACTTAAATCCCACCCTTGGTTTTTAGCAACATTCGAATGAAACTGAGATGGAGTCGGTGCTGCTGCTTGTTGCATCCATGCCCAGTGACGTGCTGCTGCTTCGTGATTAGTAATACCTTCTTCAAGCATTACTTTTTCAATTGCTGCAACATCATCGTCTGATTTTGCTAATCCTTTTCGCATTAAATTAGTTCTACGTTTTTCTAAATCATCCAGAGCATCTCTTTCTCTGAGTTTATTGCGAATCTCATCATTTTCTTTTTGCATCTTATAGATGGCAGAATTTGTAGACTCTTCAATTTCAATCTCAGGAATATTAATATCTGGATTGACTTCTTTAGTTAAACGTAAAAACGCTTTACGGGTTTTTGGATTGTCAGCCAATTTCTTGGACAACTCAGCCAATGAATCCCGTTCTTCAAAACTTAAATTTTCTAATGACATACGTACCCCCTACTTTAATTAAATTACTTTCTTGCCGTCACCGGGAGGAACAATTTTCATCTGATTATTCTCTGCTGTTTTCTTAGCAGAATCTAATCCACCAAAACGTGAGTAACGTGGTGTGTTGATGATTTGACCATTCTTCTGATTGTCGTCAAGCGGTCTACGTGGTTGACCGGCTCCTTTTGGTTTAAATAAATCCATGATTCTATCCTTTACATTGGTTGTGGACCTGCACCACCCGGAGGAGGAGCAGTTGGAACTGGTGGTGGAGGCATACCGCCTCCGGCTGGACCTGCCATTGGCGGAGTACCCATCGCATCAGGTCCTACACCTTTTGGTAGGGATTGTAACATCTGTAATATTTCAGATTGTTGCAATTCGTTTGTTTTGCCTTTACGTTGACCAATTACACCGGTAAGCGCACGTATAGCAGCTAATGCTTTTTGACCTTCCTCGGATTCGGACCCAAGGCTAGGTAACGATTGTTCAATTAAGTCCATCGCCATTGACAAATTAATCATTGCACCTTCTTTAGAACCCATCTTTGGTTCAGGTGTAGACATGGGTGCAGCCATTGGTGGTGTGCTTGTATCTGACATATTGTCAGTCGGCATCGGACTTGGAATAGGTGCAGGAGTCTCAGGTTTTTTACCTCTGCTCATTAACTCCATCAATTTGTCTTGGGATGCAGCCATAATTAATTCCTATCAAGTTACAAGAAAGATTAAACCTTTCTATCAGTTTGTCAAGTGGGGGATATATTTCTATTCCCTCCCCCATGGGAGGTTTACTGATAAGCACCAGCAATTCCAGAGGAATTACTTACGTGACTTACGACCTTTACGAGCTTTACGCATCTTCATCTCCTTTTAGAGGCAGCGACCTATTTAGGGCAAGGAAGCCACAGCCCTTTCCTTCTCACGGGAAACTTGTACTACCCCCGACCATATTCTCTTGCAGGGCGCCCACCCATCGGACGTCCAGATGTTCTAATACTTGTATTTTTGTATTGTAAATTCGGACCCATATTTTTATCAAGACTCCCTGCCGATACTCTCGGTTGGTCTGCTCTTGGTTGTACGTTTCCTTTAGTTGCCATTTACATTACCTTCAATTCCGGTTTACTTTTTTCTTTAGGAGCAGGTTGCTTACTTTCTTTAGCACTCTGTTGTTTTTCTTCCAAAGTTTTCAAGCGTTCTTTGAGTAATTGTTTCATTGGTGGCTCTAGTAAGTCAAGCAAAGATTCTTTATCAATTGCTTGTGCCTTGTATAAACTAAATGCCAAATTCCGCATATCTTCCATAAAGATGGGGGAATTACTATGTGCATCTACTTTTACCGCATAATCTCTTGTAAATTGTTCAGCAATAAACGGCATATTCTGCTTGTCGTTCTCTGTTTTAAAGTGCGTATTGTCATACACCGCCATCAATTTTAAATAAAGAGTTGCTACTTTTTCCAAACTATCTTCAACAATTAAAGCACGTTTTTTTGCTCTTGAGCTACCAAGTCTTGCAAGTTGTGAGGCATGACCTGTACTACGTACACCGGACTCGCCCTTACCTGCTAAGACGTTTGTAATTCCAGATACTTCTTCAAACATTGCATCAATTCTATCTAACTCACTAAACAAGTCTGCCGGCATTTGTGGTGCTAATTTATCGACTTTAGCGTTAGGCATATCACTTGATAAGAAAGAACCAGCACGATTAAGAGCAAAGTTCTTTTCATCCATGATGCCGGAGAAGCCACTAATCATCATTGGAGGATTCACTTGTTTGGCAAGGAGTTGTGTTATCTCACTAAAGCGTTTATTACGTGCTTCTTGCAACAATATCATGCGTTGTACTTCACTCTGTCCCCAGTAATAATCATACTGAGGATTAGGACATATTTGTACAAAAGGTAACTCACCCTTGAGGAATACTTTTTCACCGGGTCTATCGTAAATAATAACATCTGGATTGGCACAAGTGACGACTTGATAATCACAGGTTTCATCATTCCAGAGCCACAACTCTTTCATCTCAATGGTATCTTCAGCAACTTTAGCCTTGTACTTGTTGTACTGACCTAGGTTCATGTTGACGTTACCAACCATGTTGACTTGAGATTGAGAAAGAATAACGCTGAGTCCATCCGGTACTTCATTGTGAATTTGTTGTGCATAGGATGCGTTGACTCTGTTGACTATCTGTTCTCTTTTTGGATGGTCGTACAGTCTGGCATACAGCTCTGACTTAGTGATGTAGTAGGTATGAACCAATGCTTCTTGTCTGGAAGTGTACGGGACATCTTCTCGCAAAACCCCGATACTGCTTGGCTCAATCATAAAGGGTTGAATCCCTTTGT